TTATTTCAGGGTCTTCTTCCTTTCTTCTATCAAATACAAAATCAAATCAATCTGTCCCTGTGTTTTTATAAATATAATTTCGGTTTCCTTCAATTGTTTCTGTAAGTCAACAAGAATTTTTTCATAATACACAATCATCGTATCGCTAACATTTATTGTGTCCGTCATTGCAGTTGTTCCTGCATATATCGGTTCGCACGCTTCGCACGCTTTAAATAAAAACAGAACTGCAATCAGCAGCCCGAAAATTTGACATTTGATATTTGACATTTGACATTGTTTCTTCACGGGTCTGCTATCAAAATTTTATAAGTCACTCCGTTAATTGTTACATTTGCATAGTTCAATTCAGTCGTAACCGGTCCGCCGGAAGAGCTTGCAACAAACAATCCGCTTGCAGTTTTCGTTCCGTAAGCACTCGACAAATATCCTGTCGTTCCGCTCGTCTTGTAAGTTCCTGCATCAATTGTCCAATAAGCTCCTGCCGGTGACTTGAACTTCAAGCTCGCAACTCCGGTCGGGCTGAAAATGTAAGCTGCATTGTCCGATTCATCAACTTGCAGATTCAATTGTGCATCACCTTCGTATAAAATTACTGTGCCGGTGAAATTTCCGTTCGATACTGAAACATCACCCGTGCCTACAATATCGCTCGCAGACATGTTCAGCCCGTCGGTCAGCACCATTGATTCTGCTGAAATATCATGAGCAAAAATATCGAACGCATATAAATTTCCGGCTCCGCCCGTGTCAAGCGAGCCGATTGTCAAATCACCATCTTCATCAAATATCGTTGTTACCTTACCTCCGACTTTGATGTGCAGCGGATAACCGTTTGCGATTTCAAACACTGTCGGGGCTGGTGTAGATGGTGAAAATACCAACGGATTCCTGAAGCTCCCACTTATCTCGTGCTTGTTCAAAATTGCCGTTCTCAAACTATCAATCCCCTGCTGCCGCAAATATAATTTCGCATCGATGTCCTTCCAGTTCTGGTTAAGCGAATCCGCACTCGGATTATCTCCGTCATCCCACATCCTGAATTTGTAATTAGTCGTATAACCAATCGGCGGGTCAACTTGTGCTTTCACTTCACCCGTCATTACGAGCAGCACTATCATCAAAATTAATTTCTTCATGTTTTTTTTCTCCTCTTTGTTTTTCTAACTTTTAACTTTCAGCTTTTAACTTTAAACTTTTATAGTGTTGTCCAAAGCTTCCTTCCCCGTCCTTCGCAAATGTGCCGAAAGCTGCGGTGCAATATCATTATCAACAATCGTATTCCAATCCGACTGAGTCAGTCCCTTCAAGCTCTTGTGATGTATTGACGTTTTCAGACCGTCGATGTTTATGTTAATCGTAGTTCCACCCGCCAATCCTGTCTCAGGCAGATTCGCAAAGCTCGGAACTTTGAAATTACCTGGTGCAAATCTATTCGACATGTCTAAACCCGCATTCATCTTTTCAAGCAATTCTCTGTTACCAGGGATTGATGTTCCAACTTCATTCACAACAAACTCGCCTTTGTGCACAGCACCTGCAACTTCGTTAGGGTCACCATCACCGGTATAACCGCCTGAACCGAATAACATACCGAGTATTCCACCAGCCGCTCCGCCGCTCATTACATCAATTATACTTGTAAACAATTTGCTCGCTGCAATCTCCATCAGCTTGGTTATTACCGTCTGAACAAACTGCTCGAACAAGCTGTTCGCCTGACCGAATACACTTTCCCATAAGCTCGCCATTCCTGAGTTCAATGCACCCATCACGTTCTGCCACCCGCCCTGAATCACGCTGAACAATGTCTGCTGTGCCGTGGTCTGAACTGCTAACGATTGTAACTCGAATTCTAATTTTTTTTGTTTTAGCAATTCATCTCTCGTCAATCCGGCTGCATAAGTGTCCTTGATTCGTTGAACTTCTTTATCATAAACATCTTTAATATTTTTTATCTTTATAGCATATTCATCTTTCGAATTTTTCAGCTTTAAATTTTGCAATTCCTTCTGTGCTTTTTCCTCAAAGTTTGCTTTCGATTTTGTTAACTCCGCCGTTTCCAAAATTTGTAACCGTTCTTTTGCACCGCTCTTTTCTATCGAATCAAGCTTCGAGTCATCAATTGCTTTGTACATTTTCTTGTATGCATCTTCGATGTCAGCCGTTTCTTTTTCTGCACCGGACTTATTTTTAGCAACCCGTTTTTCTATAAACTCGAAAATCGAACCGATTAATTTTTCATTCGCTTCATAAATTTTCTTCGCCTCTTTTACTTGCTCCTCTAATTCCTTCGTCTGTTTCTCAAGCTCTTTGGTCTTTTCTTTTTCAGCATCGATTCCTTTGTCCTCTTTTTCTTCCTTGTCAGAATCCTTGCCTTTATCGCTTCCGGGTGGCTTTGGGTCATCTTTTGGTTTCTCGTCCGGGAGTTTTTTTATTTTCCCAAACTTTTCCGGTGTCATCTGCTCTTGCTCAACCATTTCTCTCTGCTGCTGATTGGTCAGCAACTCACCGCCTGTCATGCTCTTTGTGAAAGCATCGCCGATGCTTTTCAATCCATTTTCAATATCATTCAGTTTATTTTTAATACCACCAGGGCTTAACAAGTCGCCAAGATTCAGAAGCGATAAACTCGAAAACACTTTTATTAACCCACCTACTGCCTGTGCAACTCTGTCAACAGTTTGTATTACAGTGTCAAGATGTTTAACTACGAGACCAATCGGACCGAACAAAGCACCAAATCCGTGTTCAGCAAGAAATACTAATACTTTTGTTAGTGTTTTATTATCCTCAGCAAAATCTGTTACTGATTTAGAAATGGTTTTATAAAGCACAACTAGGTCATGAATGACTTGCTTTACTTTTTCAAAACCGTTTACAATTAATTCCTTTATTTTCTCCAGAAGTTTAGCTTTACTGTCCGATGTCAACCCCACCGAACCAGCCAGAGTCTCAAAGTTTTGTCCTACCTCAGCTATTACCTGCTTAAAAGCATCCATCAAATAAGAGCCAAGCTCGAACAGTTTGTCTTTCAGCTCAACAATAAATTCTTTAAGCGATTTAACATTCGCTTCACCGCCGGCAAGTCCTTCAGCCCAGTCTTTTATTGTGTCCCAGTTTGAAATTATGATGGCACTCAGTGCAGCAACCGCCACTGCTATTGCACCAATGGCAATAGTTAATCCGCCTGTGGATATGCCAAGAGTTGTACCGAACATTCCTATAATGGGTATCAACGCCGTAAATGCAGCACCAACTCCGCCGATTGCAATAATTATAAGCTGAACCGTATCGGGTAATTGACTGAAAACTTCCATCAGTTTTTTCAATGCCTCGGAAATAAAAAGAATTACCGGAGCTAATTTTTCGCCAATCGATTCACGTAAATTCTTAAACTGATTTTCCGCTATCTGTAATTGTCCGAGCGTTGTTTTACCGAGCGTTTCACCGAGTCCTTTAAAATTGTTATCCAAAATCTTCGACAGGATATTCATCTTCTCCATGCCCGTCGCAGTTTTTAAAGTTGCCTTTTCCGTCTCCGTCATAACAACGCCGACACGCTGCAAATTAGTAACCATCTCTGTGCCTGCGGACTTACCAATCATCACAGCAACCTGCTGCAGGTTCATTCCTGCCTGACCGTTCTGCTGATAAGCGGCGGTGAGGTCGAGAAGCCGTGGTGTCAGCTTCTCGATTTCCGGTCCTGCGAGCTTAAACGTTCCAAGCATTGCCTGAGCATTGATGATGTCATCATCGTCAAAGGGAGTAATCTTTGAAAGCTCTGATGCCTGCTGCGTAAGTTTGGTGAAGTAATCGCCCTGTCCCAGGTTGTTGAGGTTATTCTGAAGCTTCGCTGATGATTGCTCGGCAATCCCAAAATCTTTTACGAAGCCCATCACGTATGAGCTTACGTTGCTGAATGCATTTCCAACACCGTCGATGATTCCTTTAATCACTTCGAACTTAGCCATCTTCTCAATCATCGAAGTACCGTGCTCGCCTAATTGCTTGACTTTCTCACTCGTATCACTGACAGCATCACCGGCTTCTCTTATTTTTGAAGTGTCGAAGTTACCGAAGCTGATACCCTCGGAACCTGCACTCTGTAACTGAGTGCGGACCATATCCATCGCCTGCCTCAGCTCGCCGGCAAACGATGCAAGGTCAACCGATAATTTTAATTGTGCTTCGCCTAAGTTTCCCATTTTTTAAATTGCGAGTCACGCTTCAGCGTGACGTGGCAATCTCTATTTTTTTTTTTTCAATCTTACAAATCTTTATGAATCTGATAAATCTTACAAATCGATTCACACTTCTTTTATCGGAATCCCCATCGCTCTCAATTTCTGCTCCATAATTTCCTGTTTGTTTTTTTTGTTGCGAGCCGAAGGCGTGGCAATCTCATCATCATCAACACCAAACATCTCATCAACTGCTTTCGATAAGCTCGCTTCGTAATCCTTCCCGAAAATCATTCCCCCTACCGAATCCGCATGGAGCATCGCAACTTTCAATTGCCAGTGTTTCCAATTATTTTCTTTTTCTTGGCTCCTGAAATACAGGAACATCACAAATCCGAATCCCTCTTCCCAGAACAATCTTTGAAACTCAGTGGAATTGTTTCCGCAAACTTCCGCACACATCTCAACCGGGTCTAACGGATGGAACCTTGTTGCGGGTCTGCCAGCTACTTGTTGTTTTCGGTTTTGCTTTCGGGTTTTAAGCCATCGGAGTTCTTGTCCGATGGCACGGTAAAAATCGTGACCATCTCCAGCAGCTGTGCAGGGTCAAGCTCATACAAAAAGAGTTCTTTGATTTCATCAATCTTCTTGTCCTTCAGCTTCACGCCTTCTTCCTGAACTATGATTGCTATGAACAAACACATCTTTGCGATGTTGCCTTCGAACTCTTTAAAAAAATCCGCACTCAGGATTTTCGTGCCGGCATCTGCCGGAACGTCAAAATGTTCCTGTAACTGTGCGAGCTGTGCGTTCTTTATGTCACCGACATAAAATTTCCTGCCGGCTAATTCGTAAATTTTTGTTTTCATAATTTGTTTTCTCCTTAATTAATTGTCTCCCCTTTATGAAAGGGGAGTGTCCCGCTTTTATCGGGACGAGGGGTTAAGAAATTTGACATTTGCATTTCCAAAGCAACTCAATATCGAATCCTGCCAAGTAAAGATTGTTAAAAGCGATTTCTTTTGTAGCCGCAACTGTAATTATAATCACACCGGATAAAGTGAAAACAAACCGCTTCATCTTTTCAACCAAACATCCAATCATAAACTGTCTTGCCTAAGAAAATCCAAATCAGCACGCATGTCGAAAAAATTATAAACCATGCTGTAACTTTCTTCCAGTCAATCTTCTGGTCGGCAAGCTCAATCATTTTTCATCAGTCCTATCCCTGCGTACGGCTCGCTTGTAGTTTGCTCTGTAACGCCGCTCTCTGCCGATGCACGCTCTTCACGTCCAATTACCTGCTCAAGATATATCTCAAGCTGTGAATGATTCATCAGGCAATAAGTAAGATTGTCATGATTCGTGCAGGCAAATTTTTTATTGGCAATGTCATACAAATACGGAACGAACCTTTCATACCAGCTCTTCAAAGTCGAAATCACTGTACACGCAATCGAAGAATCTTCATATTTGTTCGTGTCATGAATATTTATGAACGCCATGCACCATTCACGCTCTATAACTTTTCCGCCGCCGTTGGTCCGTGTAACGTAAACTTTATTCCTGTCCTGGCGTAACGCCCATCGTGTAACATTGCCGACGCCTTTCACAAAGCTTGTCGTATTCCCCGAGCTGAGTCCGTGCACTCCGACTTTGTAGGCATCATATACGCCCTGTGCCAAGTGACCTCTGCCGTAAGCATCATGGTTCGGGTCAACCGTTACTTCAAGAAGCTGAACGTCATACAAATCATTTTCTTTGTTGAACACAAGCAGGAGAAAATCATTGTACTTCCCGAAATTGAAATCAACTTCCGTGTTGCATCTTATTCCGATTACGTTAAGCGTTCCGGGTTCGTCAAACCATTTCGGCTGACCGGAAACTCGTCCGTTTTGAACCGCCCATCCGCGATGTGCTCCCCACAGCTCCTTGAGCTGAGCGTAAGTTGCATTGATTAAGATGTCACGGATTTTATTTATAGGACGAAGCAATCTCTGTTTTTTGGTTTTATCAATTCGTGTAATTCGTGTAATTCGTGTAATTCGTGGCTAAGTTTTCTCTTTCTCTTTCCCTTTCAGCCAGCTTCTGCCGATGATGTAAGCAACTAACGGCACGATTGCGAACACAGCATTGATTATCTGCGTAGATGAATCAACAAGCTGCTGCTGTGATTCCGGTGTAACCACACCGAACATTACAAGCATCCCGATGAACGATGCGATTAATGTAATCCAGAACTCCGTTGTTTTATATCCTGTTTTCATTTTTTTTTCTCCCATACCCGTCGAATGCGGGTATCCAGTTTTGTTTTAAAAAAAAATTCGTGTAATTTGTGGCTGAATCTTAATGAAATAATTTCAAAATCTTCTCTGCAATCTCAATTCCCACCGAAAGTATTTTAATTAAATACTTCAATTGTTCTCGCGGATAAAGGTCATACAATTTTCTTAACCCGTACCTGACATTTTTAGCTATATCTAAAAACTTGCGGGCACTCTTAAACGAGACACTCCTCTTCACCTGCTTCTCAAGGAAACGATACTGGCTTTCTAACTGAGCTTCATATTTTTTAATCTGCTCATCACAGAGTATATCCATGTCGAACGCTGTCTCATGTTTATTCGCAAGGACAGTAGGCGGCTCAATGTATTTTTTGGAAATCGTTTTCTCGTTCAGCCAATACGCCAGTCCGTTATTTGCATCCTGAATCCCGTTTGTAAACACCGTGCCGCCATCTTCAAGCGGCTGCGTGATTTCCTGCGAGCTTGTCATTCCGCACGTCATTGCGAGGAGCAATGCGACGAAGCAAACTCTAAATAAAATTGAGGGGTTAAAAGTTTTCATTTGGTTTTCTCCTTCTTTATTTAATTACCTGAGTTAAATCCGCTTTCAATAAAAATGCAAGCAACGCAAGCACGATTGCAACTGCTGTAACAATCGAGACAATATCTCTTGCTGTGTTGGCTGCTTTACGCAGTCCTGTTTTCTCTATTTCTTTATTCTGACCCCGAATAAGACTGATAATCCCCTGGTGTGTTTCTTCAACTTTGTTAGACAAGTCAAGTTTTTCACTAAGCTTGTCAATCTTATCACACATCGAATCCTGCTTCTCATCAATGGCTGTTAGTGATTGCTTAATTAAAGCCAGTTTCACTTCATGGTCATTAACTTTTTTCTCTAACTCTGCAATCTTTGCCATTAATAAACAGGAATTAAATATGTGCTGCCGGAAGAAGATTTTATCAACAGCCACTTTATTGGCTCACTTAAATAAACTTCGCCGGAAGTTCCATAGTAATTTTGCAAAGTTACTGCTGGCGTTATGCTGGGTGCACTCCCGTCAGAAAGAACCGGCGGAACGCTGAAAGTCCATTCTCCGACTATTGTCTCATCTTGTACTAAATTAGCATAGCCCGTTAATGAATCGAGTGTTGCATAATCAGCCAGCACTGTTGTCAAAACATAATCAGCCAGCTCCGTACTCAACTGTGAAGCGGTTATGTAATCCGATAAATCGGTTGTCTTGCTTCCCAGAAGTTCCATGTCGTCACCATACATCACCTGCGACCATGCCGAATCGGATGACGTGCACCGGAAAATTTTCTTACCGTAAAATCCGAACTTCAAGCTCCTGCCCGGCTTAATCACGAAATAAGTTTTTGCATCTCGCACCGAAGAATCTTTTTTTGCAAACCAAACTTTCAAATCAATCAAAGCTGATTCGTTTGTAATCACACCTTTGGTTTTACTGCCGGTTACATACGGCACACTCACTGTATCAAACCGTGTAGTCTTAACATACTTCGCTGTCGCCGAATCCTGGTACGGTTGTAATTGTGCAAATGCACCCTGTGAAATAAAAAAGAGCATCAGTAACAATACCGATGCTCCGAAATTTTTGTGAAGTTTCAAATTAAATTCCTTTCAGTTTATATCGGCTTATTTATCTTTTTCAATTGCTAAAGTTAAATCTACGGGGTCACTTTCTCCGTCCGGGTAGAATTTCATTTTCAATTTTAAAACTCTTTCCTTGTCTTTATTGAAAACTAAACTCGGAGTATCAATTACCTTTGCCCGCATTGCAATGAATCGGTAAAATTTAGTTTTATCCGCAAGCTGGGGAACGAGATATTTGAACTTAATAAACTCAACGCTAAGAATTGCATTGCCATAAATTCTAAAGACATCTTTATTCGGGTCGGTTGTATCAATGTCAGCAGGGTCAATTCCTAAAGATATTGCGAGGTTTCTAAATAAACCGGATTCAACAAGAGTAATGTCGAATGTCAACTCTCTGCCGATAATGTACGAAGTCCACGGGTCAATTATTTGGTCAACCTCGATGTCAAGAATTTTAGTTTTCGAATTGAGTGCACCATCTCTGCATCCGCCTACATCAACATAATCGTTATCCTCTGGAGTCTGCAGCCAAAGACTTCCGGCTCCTATTTCAACATTATTGGGGTTCATTGTTAAATCTCCTTTTTTGTCATACCCGTGAAAACGGGTATCTTAGTTTTTATTACTTCTTTATGGCTTTCGATACAAAACAACGCTTCCTTTTACCACAGTGTTCTCCGAATTATCCGCCACGCCTTTGCAAGTGAATGCTAAATATCGCATCGGCAAGCCGTTCCATTTATTTAAGATTGTATCGTTAATCGGTTTTCCTGTGTAAGTTCCGGTTGTATCCCAAGTCTGGCTCAGCGTCCAAAGTGTAGTGTCGCTTGAGTTGAAATTTGAGAGATACGAATTGATTGTAAAATTCTTCACCGTTCCCGCAGTCGCCTTGAACGTAATTGTCACAAGGTAATCTGCATACGGCAGAATATTTATAAGATTCGTTTTCGCTCTAAGCAGCGAATCGCTTGAGAAGATTACCGTAAAGTCGTAAACCATACATCCGTTCACCTGCGGTGCCGAAGATGTTACGGTTACGCTTGTCTGCGAAATTGTTTCCTGCTCTGTAACAACGAATGTTGCTAAGAACATCACAATCAGCATGAAGCTTTTAAAAATTCCTGTTAGTGTTTTCATTTTTTCTCTCCTTATGGTTTAAAGTTTTTTTTTATTTCGCTGATGTTACTTTCACTGAAATCTGGTTCATCAGAACCGGCACACTTTCAATCATCACAAAATCTATCTCGCCCTTCTCGAAGCTCACACTCGCAATTTTATTCGCATCTCTGGCTCTTGTTGCAAGCTCGCCAATCACATCGTTGCATTTATTCATCAGGTCATCCTGAAAATCTTTATACTGCTCTTCCGTCATCTCGTTCGTGTTCTTCGCTTCTGTGAACACGCCGACTTCGTAAGCTTCGCTCTGTGATGACTGCGGTGCATTTGAAGCTGCATGGCTGTAATCGAACGGCTGCGATTCGCAAACAACAGCCGGAAACTTTTTGATTGGCAGTATCGAGGTCCGGCTCAAATGCTCTATCCATCCTAACGCACCTTCATCTTTCGCATCCTGCAGAGCTTTGATTATGTATTCTTGTCCGTTCATGCAATCTTAATCTGTGAAAAAGTGCTCGCAATAAAATCTATATTCTGGTTCAGTGCCATCCGCAAAAACGGTAATCCTTGAGTTCCTTTCCTGGCAATCTTTCTGGCAATCAAAAATGCGATTGCTCTTGTCTGCTGCTCAAGTGCGTTTGCATTCTTGCTTTTCCGCATCGCTCTCAAACTTGCCGGCTTATTTTTTATTTTCAATAAGCCCTTTTGAACAACCCACTTTTGTACCGCTTCAATCGGCGGAAAATGCGGCTTCGTTCCTTCGTGCCTGAAAATCGAGTATGGCACATTCGCTCCGGCTCCCACAATTCCCAAAATCTTTCCCGCTTCTCTCGTAACTTCGTATCCTATGTTCCTCATCAGCTCACCGCGTGCCACCGCTTTATTATCCCTGATTATCGTCTTTGCATCTCCGCTCAGTTTTTCACAGACCAACCGCATCGCTCGTTCAAGCTCGTTGCTCACCGAATCAAAAATCTTGTCAATGTTATCGGTTATTGTCCAGCTGCTCATCTTATGTCATTCCCGCGAAAGCGGGAATCCATTTTATAAATCTTTCGTTTCACGTTTCACGTTTTACTTTTCACTTAAATTGCAATCATCTTCACATCCGGGGTGCTCACTCTGTCATTCGCATCATCTTCGTTCACGTCTATTACAGGGCTGAATTCCGCAAGAATCTTTTCTCCCGTATCTCTGTATCGCTCTACAATCCGGTCAACATCGTTCTCGCTCAGCATCTCGGCTCTGCCGTCACCCGTTCCCGTGGCTTTCACAATTCCGTTGCCGGTGGAGCTTGTGTTTATTACCGGGATTAAATATGAAAGAACAAAATAACTTTCTGCTGTCTGAATTTTTTTATAATCATCGGTATCAACCAGTCCAAGAATCTCCTCATACCTTTCTTCGGTGATAAATTTTACAACGTCAATCTGTGCAGTGAAAAAATGCGGGTCAATCTTATCTTCACCAACCTTTGCAAGATTTCCGAGCGTCCTTACCGAATCTATTGTTGCGAAATTATCCATCTCTTGTAGCGGATACAGGATTCGAACCTGTGACCTCATGGTTATGAGCCATGCGAGCTGCCAACTGCTCTAATCCGCAAATCTCTCCTAATTTTTCTTCGCCATTACAATCGCTTTGCTGATAGCGTAGTTCGAATCGACTTCTGCAGTAACTACATAATCGGTTGCTCTCATCTTTGCCTGACGCTGTGATTCGGCAGTCATCGACAATCCGAACCCCACTGCAAAATTCTTCGTCAGGGTATGGATGATTCTTGTATCCGGCATCTTTGAAACTTTTACAAGCTTGATGCCTTCAAAGAATAAAGCTATCTTGCCGGTTGCCGACTGGTCACCGAGCAAGGTGTTCTTCTCAGCAAGCTCTCTCTGGTATTTGCGGTAATTCTTCGGTGAAAGATAAATACGAAGCAAATCTTCATCCTGTGCAAAGTCGCTCGGCATTACCTCAACTAAACTTGCAAAAACATCTTTCATTTTGTCATCTTCAACGAAAGCAATATCGTCGTTTGCGTTTGCATCAGCAACAATTTTCACAAGAATACCGTCATGGATGTTTAAGAAATCTTTGTCGGCTCCAACATCGGCAATATCGCCGTTGATTGCCAGGTCAACTACGTCAAGCATGAAACGCTTTGAAAACATTTGATTGATGAGCGTCGATGCCTGCTCTCTTGTAATGTTTCTGCGTAAAAACTTGTCAGTTATTTGGTAATATAGAACAGCTTCTTTCGGAGTAAGCTGGCGTCTCGGAATTGTCACTCCGGTTTTTGTCGTGAACTCTTCGCCTTCAACTCCTTTGCGAAGCAATCGGCTGGCAACTTCGATGACATCGATGTTCATCGTGCTTGCAGTTACTTCCTCAACCTGGAACTCTTCCTGCAGAAGATTGGTCTGCTCAATTCCCGATTCAATAAACGCCTCTCGCTCTTCCGGTGAAAGCTGTCCGCCTGTGCCGGTTGTGATTGCGTCTTTCTGTATTTGGATGATTTCTTCGTTTGTCATTTTTTTTTCTCCTTTGAGAATAATTTTAGTTTACTACCGCAGGTGCTGATGAAATCCACGGAAAAGATTTCTTTACTTTATCATCTTTGCCTTCACCATCATCTTTGTTCTGCTGGCTTCCCTTGGAAGCAGTTTCCAAAGCTGCCTTCTCGGCTTTCAGCTTTTCGATTTCTTCGTCTTTCGCTTTGATAGCTGCATCATGCTCGGCTTTTTTTACGTCTGTGTTTTCCATATTCATAACTCCTTTAATTGACTTTTGTAATTTCTCTTTTGATGCGGCTGATTTTTCCGCAAGCTCAAGCAAGCTGTTCAATGCATCGACTGCTGCCTGTACTTTTTTCGCACTCGCGGATGATAAAACTTTTCCCGCTTTGGCAACTTTTTCAATTTCCGCTTTTGCAACATCAATCGTTTCTACTTTGGCTTTAAAATCATCGGCAACTTTGAGCATTTCAGTTTTGCGTTCATCCAAACTTAACAAGTCACTATAAACTACATTCCACATCTCGCCGTTCAAAGCATCAACGCAGGTGGTCAGTTGCATTTTATTGTATCGCTCTTCGAAACTCTTAATTAATTCAGCGTGCTCATCTTCACCTGTGAAAAATTTCTTAACATGCGACATAAAACTTTTTTCTGACTTGGATTCATCTTCAACTCTTTCGGCAGTTCCGTATAAAGAAAATCCGGTGAACGTTCCGTCTTTTACACTCTTCTTGATTCCCTCGTTCTCCACTTTCACTGCAATCACCCACGCATCTTTATCTTTTGCATCTTTAAAATATTCATGTCCTTTATTTATGAACGATTCTACAATCGTGCAGCCGTCAACCACGTTAAGGTTATGCTGCGTGTCCATCGCTTTAATCGTGTTCGACTGTGAGAGAAAACCATGAGCAGCTTTTTCCACAGTCTCGGTTGACATAAAGTCGCCGTGTGCATCTTCATCGTTGGGTGAGTAAACAACACCGTAAACAATTCCTTTTTCTGCATCGTATTTTCTGATGGGCACAAACGAACTGAATTCATTTCCACCGGCTTTCATAATAAAAGTTCGCATGTTCGCACCTTTATCTACAAAAGAAATCAGTGATACTTTTACATTTTTCAATTCATTCATCACACAAAATTAAAGCTACTATAATAGAGCCGTTAGAGTTTTTTTATCCTATAATATAAAAATGCCAGTAAATTTTATTGCGAGCGAAGTGAAGCAACCTCAGAGAGGTCATGTCAAAAAGTTCTCATACTTTCGACATGAAAAAAAGATGTGTTTATTTAATCGACATAAAAAAAGCCCCGTGTGTTCGGAGCTTTGAGAAAAATATTTGTCATTCCTGCGAAAGCAGGAATCCAGTTATTGCAGTTTCATTTTGCAATTCGGACAGAACTTTTCTTCCTGTTTTTTCGCAATGAAAATAAAGTAGGCAAGAGGGAAGCAGGTTATTGTTAAAAATATAGTGAGAATTATTTGACCTGTTGAATATTTTTTCTTGATGATTGGCACAACTTCCTGATGACAATACGGACATGTGATTGAGGGATTCAATTACCAGTCACTTTTAGTTGACATAGCTTTCGTAATATCATTCACCAATTTATCAAATTCTTTTTTAGCAGCTATGTGTACTCGTTCGGTTTGCGAGATGCCTGTTACTTCTTGCCCGTCTGAAGGATTGATTGGCATTACATTTGTAAAAGAAAATTTTGCTCTGTTGTCTTTCATGTCTATCGTCAAAGTAAATCCAAGATTACCATTCAGAATATTCCCAAAGTTCACATCAAGAATTATGCCTTTTGCAATTATTGTTCCTGCGGTTTTGTCCTGATAATCAATCACCTGTTTCCCTGAACGGAAATTTTGAGTAATCCACTTCATACTTCTATCAAATAAATCTTCTTTCTTAATGTCAGAAAAATCTTTTATGTATTCATGCTTCGTTTGTTCACTCGTTGCTTCCTTGCTGCTCGCACATCCTGAAAAATATATGATTGAAAATAATGCCAGCAAGAGTAACGTAATTTTTTTCATTTTAACCTCCTTTAGGTTTTTAGATTATAATTTAATTTGAAAAAACTTTCTCACCTAACATCTCTTATGATTTTCACGACTTTATAAATCTGATAAATTTCATTCTGCGAATAAATCATCGGCGGGAATTTAGTGTTAATAGAGTAGAGTAAAATCTTCTCGTCTTTCAAAAAACGAATCAGCTTTGCATTCGCTTCATAAGTATCGGGCATGGATTTAAAGCTTACAACAACCGCCGAACCGTCTTTGATTTTGGATGAAGGAATTGTGCAGACAAGCTTGTCATGAGGATTGATATACGGACTCATCGAATCGCCCTTGGTAAGAAGAATGAACGGAGTTGCCAGATGCGAAACATCACCGACTTCTAAAAATTTATTCCCCGATTCATAATAAGTGATTGCCGGCTCACCGCAGGCAACTTGACCAACAATAGGCAGAAACTTCACCTTGCTTTTAACTCCATATTTAAAAGAACCTGAATCAGTTGTCCGCTCTGCAATTCTTTCACTTTCGAACATTGGCTCACTGTCTTTTATAAACCAATTTGCATTAACGCCATATCGCTTACATATATTCTCTATTATATCCACGCTTGGCATAACCTTATTATTCTCATAACGGCTGACGTTGGTGCTATCTTCGTTAATTGGCTTGCCAAACTCTGACTGAGATAACTTCAAAATCTTTCGCAGGGCGTAAAGCTTTCCGCCGAATGTCGATTTCGAATTTTGCATTTGTGCAATATAGCACCGAGTCTTTTTAATTTCAATTCTAACGTGTCCGAAAGCTGTCCGATTTTGTGCCCCCCCCCCGAAGCGACAATTACGCTCTCAAAAATTAAAGTGTTAAAAAGAGGAAGAAACAATCAATTTGCATATATGCAAAATTTTATCCTTGACAGTGTTGCATATATGCACTATTCTTGTGTTGTTTAATTGTAGTTAAACAGTGGTAAATGCCAATAGAGAACGAAAAATCAGTAATTGGAAGATTAAACGAAAAAGGATATTCGATACGCAAGTTCTCTCAATTTTTAGAAAATAACGGAATCAAAATAGGAAAGTCTGTAATCAGTGATATTATTAATAACAAATACAAAGGAAAAGAATCAACCATCAACACAGTTTGGCTGCACATCAACCTTCTCCTCGCTGACAAACAAGACCTCAACCTCATCATTTACCCGGACATCGATTTGCATATAAAAGTAATTATGAAATGCATTAAAGACAAAGCGTTCAATGATTCGGAGACAACACGCTTAATAGAGCTGAACGCAATATTAAAAAAGTTCAAAGAAAATCAATCTTCATTGCGAGTCCCCGATTCATCGGGGCGTGGCAATCCCAACAATTAATAAATAACAAAAATCAAACATGAAAACTTCTTACTTTTTCTTTTGGTACACAGCAGTCGTTTATCTTGTGCTTTCACTCTTCGGCTGCAGTGATAACCTTATAACATCACCGCCGGCACAAATCACGCCGCTCTATCATCTCGATTCGCTTGTCATCCGCACATCGCAAACCGGGACTCTCAATGTTTCTAATATCGCAATTTGCGATTCGCAGTTTGCCTGTCCGGTAAACGTTTCATTCTCCGCTTCGGTAAACGGTACTGCAAACGGTGACAATAAATATGTGCAGGTGTCTTATTCAAAAGACAACCAAATCAATTTTGCATTCGCAAAATACAACGATGCAATAAACGGCTCGCATTCATTTACAATAAACCCTGAACTTGTTTCAGGGTCATTCGACAACATAAATTTCTACATCAAGATTCTTGAGAACTATTCACCGAACGCTTTTATAAAGCTGACGAATATTAATGTCACGAAGTAATATGCGTACAGCAAAAGAGCCAAGAGCCAGAATAAAACAAATCAATTACATCATCCGGTATTGGAGAAGCTTTTATCCTGACCCGGCAGACCCATCAGATTTTAATGGTGAAATGAATAATCGGAGGCAAAGAATGATTGACCTTAAAGACGAAAGAAACGAATTACGCAACCAATTACTAACTACTAATTATTAATTACTAATTGTCTGAAATAATAACATTGCCCGGCTTCCCGCAAACGAAGTCCGACTATCCGCCCGATTGTTTTCTTTGCGGTCATCGCGGAAACCTGAAACCAATTCACAGATGGAAAACCGGAAGCAGAAAAGTTTTGCTCGTCATGGATTTCATCTGTGAGCGATGCGAAGAAAAAATTGAACGTGAAAAGAAATTCAAATTTAAGAGTGCAGTATGAAAATTGATTTAACTAAAATTGATTACATTCTTGCACAAGCCGATGCACTCAAAGAATATAGAATCATCAAAGACGAAGGTGTCCGTCATTTGAAAATCTTCAAAAGATTTTGTGAAATGAAAAACGAAAGAGAAGAATTAAAATATGCCGACGTAATTACACTGGTGTCTGATGAATATGAAGTCAGTGAGCCGACTGTTAGAAGGTCCCTCGGATTTTTATCTTCCAGATTCCCGGAAATTATTGGTGACTTGCGATTAAATAATTTTAAGAAAAGATGAACAACATTCTAAACATATCATACGACACCGAGCTTCAGCATTTAATTGAACTCTCAGGTTTGCACGACAGCTTTATCGCCGATGCAAATAAAATCTCTACGGTTTACTTATCTCAAATAAAATCTTACGAACGCAAAGCAACCGCAACACGGCTTGCTCTCAAGCTGTGGCTCATTAATTACATAAAACATTTTCTTGAATTTAATTTCGCTGCATGAAACTAACTGATACCGATTTACAAACTCCTAAGCCGGTTTTAAATCACATCCTCATCGAGGAAATTGACGGCTACAAAATTTCGGAAGTGTTCAACGCTGAAACCAATGAGTGGCTCTGGGTTGAAGTAACTTCTGAAGTTGAGCCAATCAAAAGACCGTTCAGCACAATCCAGGATGCAAAAGATTTCATAACCGGTGAAAGTACAAAAGAAAAATGAATAACATGCAAGAACATCCTCACCACTCCAGCCCGGACTCTGTAATTCAAACCGAAGAATCTTACAGCGAAGAAATTATTACGCTGTCCGCTTTTTTCAAAAAGTGCATCGATGAAAAAATATACGGCAAAGAAATGCTCAAGCTCGCTGCCGAAAAAAAGATTAACAAAAAATATTCAACGCTGTGCATGATGCTGAATAAATTCAAGCGTCAGGGCATTTCGGGATTGCAGCGGAAAGTAAATAAGAACAAAGGTGAGCGTTCGTCATTCTCCGAAGAAGTAATCAGGATTTTACAAAGCAAGTTTATCAATCCTACGGGCGGGCACGGTGCAAACGCTTACGAAGAAACTCATCGTGAGTTGCGGCAGACGGCAAAAACATTTATCGTTCGTTCAACCGGCGAAGAACTGCAATGTCAAAGAGGAATGCTTTACAATGTTGCCGACAACAAAATCACAGACATCCGAACTACAGCTTACGAATCGGGAATTTATGAAATGAATGACGGCACGCAGTTATTCATCGGCTCGCTTGCTTCATCAAACCGTTTCATCCGTGACCTCAAAGCTTCAAACTCAGACACCCTTTTTTTTAACCGCTTCGGTGTTCATGATTTCCGAAATAAAAGACAGCACACTTTAAGATTAAATTATTCTCACCTGGAGCCGAATGATTTAATTACGCTTGACGGAAAAGTTCTCGACATCCTAATTATCTCGGATGACTGGCGGACAATTTTCAGACCGATGCTTCTCGGATGTCAGAGAGCATCAACACGTGAATACTGCTATCACCTGGCAAAGACTGAAACTTCCGAAGCAATCGCAAGCTCGCTGTCAGTTGCAATTCAGAACTGGGGAATCCCGAAAGTCTGCAAGCATGATAACGGTGCTTCCTACAAGTCGGGAAGATTCTCGCAGATGAAAGAATTTTTCGGAATCGAAACTTCGCTTGCAACCGTGAAGCTCGCACGTGCGAAGATGATTGAGTCCATGCATAACATCATCGACAATAAACTGAAAACTCAAATCGGATATACGGGAAACAAATATCAGGAGATGCCGCAGGATACAAAAGACAGGTTGAAAATTGTGGGCGGACATCAGCGTGATATAAAGAAGCTCGAAAAAGCTTTTAAGGATGACCCCGAATATGCGATTGCAATGAACTCCGAACCCGATGCAAGATTGAAGAAATCGAAAAAAAGATTTATGAACATCACCGAATTGCAGGAAGTTCTTGACAGGGTTTTCGCCGAGTACCACGAAAGCATTCACGGCGGACTGCAGAAAGATAAGCTCGGAAGAAAAGCTTATAAAGTTAATTGCGAAGATGAATTGTTAAATCAACTCGGTGAAAAAATCAACACGCCGAACGGAAGATTGGAATATCACATTGCAAAAGGTTTCAAAGCTGTTAAGCCGGATTCTGGTCTGATTGCAATTTACGCTTTGTGCTTCGACCTGCGTAAGGTACAGTTAACGACCGGAATCCAGTTCAACAGCAACGATGACGGTGAACACTATTACCATTCCAAGCTTGTTAAATATGCCGGCGAAAAAGTTTTGATTCGCTTCACAAATGCAAAGCCCGATTTGCTTTATGTTTTTCACAGCGAAGGATTGCAGCAGGCATCTCACAAAAATCAGCTTACAAAAGAAATCATGGACGCACTGAAATTCATCTGCATCGCAGAGAAGCAGCGGCTTCTTGACTATGGAGACCAATCGTTTAAAAAAGAACTCGCATTGCAGAGGCACGAAGAAAAGAACATGCGTGAAATTCTCGGTAAAAAGAAATATGTGCCCGAAACAAATATCATCCAGATTACAGGCAAGGAAACCGAGATGAATGAAATCCAAAATGCCGAGCAAAGAATTGCCGATGACAGAAAAAAAGATTCTGATACAGCTTATAAAAATTTTAAACTATACGAATGACTTTATCTGAACAGCTTGACGAAATCCAGCAACGGTATGAATTCCGCGATGAAACACTGATTTCCAAAATCGGAATCTCGCTGCCGGAGCTTGAATCGTTCCGGCGTAATTCCAAAGATGAAAATATAATTCATCTCGTTCAGCAATTCGTTGACCGGCTCTCGATGAAAGTTTATCCAACAGTACTGCTGAATGAAATGGAAAAACTTTTGAAGTCAACTCACAAAGAGAATGCAATCACTGTGATTGGTGCGGTTTCCGGTGCAGGCAAAACTTTCGCAGCAGACATGTTCTGCTCCAAAGTTCCCGAAGCAATTTATATTTATGTTCCTGAATTAATTACAGTCAGGTTTCTTGTCAATATAATTTCGCAGCGTCTCGGGCTTCCGTATGAAGGATTAAATCTCTGGCAGCAGTTCGAGCAAATTAAAATGTCAGTCAAGCGTAACCGTGCCCTATTCGTATTTGATGAAGCGGACCGGCTGACACGGAAAATGTATGAAGTTCTCCGCGACTTATGGCTCGACGGAAAAGGGAACTGCGGAATTGCATTTGTCGGCGATGAGAATTTAATGAATAAAATTAAACGCGGTCAGTCACTCAGAGAAAATTTAATCCGACTGCTCCGCCGTGTGAAATACAACGAAATCTTTCAGCCGATTTATGAGGATGATGTGCGAATGATTTTCAAAGATGCATTCGTGAAGCATGTGATTTCCAATCCTGCAATAAAAAGAGTATTCGAGTTATTCAAAGAACTCGGCGGACTCGGCTCAATTCTCCAGGTTGTCGATTATCTCGAAAAGTTTTCTGCACGCTCTGGCGATAAGCCGAATGACGATATGGTCCGCGAAGCTCTTAAAAGAATGAAACTGAAATTTTAATAAGTGAAAATGCCAAGACAAGATTTTCTCATTTACGGCAAAGAATATCATTTATGGCGAGATGGTAAATACTTAGGAACAGCTACTTATACAGATGATGAAAATGTTGGCGAAGCATTTTTGAAAAGTATGATAAATGATACTGGCGAGTTATGTCATGGGGTGTATATAGCTGATGAATGGGAGTTTGCTTAATAATAAAAATGAACATCAAAAATAAATATCACAGTGTCTATCTCGATTACGCTTCATGCCTCATGTTAAAGAAGCTCGGATTCCCGCAGGAGAATGCAACGGCTTACTGGTTCAAGAATGACAAGCATGTTTACACAGCCGATAAAGCTGCTAAGTTCAAAGGATGGGACAAAGTTTATATTCGTGCAATAACCGGCTCGGAACTGCTTGCTTTCATGCCTGCAGGAATTAAATGCGAAAAGGTATTGAAGTATTTATGGACTGCGAAATTTCAACAGCTTCAATTCTCGGCAATAACGCTTGATGAAGCTGTCTGCTGTTTATTCCAGAAATTGGTTTTAGAAAAAATAATCTCAATTTAATGATGAAACGAATAAAAAAACTGTGGTTCAGAGTCGAGGCAGCGTTCCTGCTGTTCGTCTCGGATGATTTCTTCCTGACCTGTTACAAATTTAAGAATAAGAAGAGAGTCGAATGGAAGAATTACACAACGCTTCCCGTAAAAGACGGCGAGCTTCTTGCATCTAACCGTGTGGTGATGGGTGCTATTGAGCTGAAACAGGATGCATATCAGGCAAAGGCGAATATCGAATTAGCGGAAGAGCTTCTAAAACAATGAATGCAACCAAGTATATTTCCGATTATCAGATTAAATGTGACCTGCGGAATTTCACTCCGGTTCATATACGAAGAAAATCGATTATGGCTCAGCTCTTCGGGGAAACGCTGAAACGAACAACCGGTATGAAGAAACGTTACGCAAAATGGGGCAGGAAGAAATATTATAAACGTGTTCCCGATAAATTCAGAAGCTCGCTGAGCATACACAATGATTTGCTTAGAGCTCGGCTTGAAGAATCTCGCAATCAATAAATTAACCTTTGGACTGAATTAGTCCAAAATTAGAAAAGGAAAATATATGTTCAAAATTATTTACCCAAGCGGAATGGAAATAATTTACAACAAAGCCAATCTGGTTGAAGCTGAAACAGAGTACTGCTCGCTTTATCACACTTATCTTGATAACGGAGTGAAGAAAAAAGTCTGGCAGGCATCCATTCAAAATTCAGCAGGAGCAATTATTGAAGTTGTAAATAATTGCGGTAAAAAAATGCCAATTGATAACACTGAAATTGCCAACAAAATATTGGCTCTCCCAATCAAAAGAAGAACAGCCCATGAAATCAAAAGAATTCTAAACATAAAATAAAACATTATGAAAAAACTTTTACACAAATCCCCCGACCTGTTCGGCAATAACAGTGACCCTGCTTATCTGGCTTTGCTCGGCAAGACAACATGCAAAAATATTAAAGATGTAAAAAAGCAGGTTACAGAATTGCAGTTCTGCAAAGAGAAGAAATCAGCAATTCTTAAAATGGCTCAGTCAGCTTATGACAGGATTCTTGAAAATGAAAAAGTTTCGCTCGGCACACTTCAGTCAACGATTATTAAAATCAATGAAGACCTCTCAGCATATTTCCTGCTCCATCCCGACCAGTTCAAAGACAACAGGATGCAGCTCGAAGATTTTGAGATTCTGCTGACACATAATTTTAAAGTTAAATCAATCAAGAAAGGAAAAGAAAAATGACTGGTTCTCAAACAAACATTCACCAGCTTCCCGATGCTCCGACAATCACGGACATCGAAATTCTCACGAAGAATTACGCCGATGCAAGACGCTCGGTTGTTGACAGAGTCCAAACAATGAACGATGAAATCGAAACCGTAAAACGCCGGCACATGCGTTATTTAAAAGACGGAGTTTCAAAAACGAAAGAGCAGGAAGATAAGCTTGAGCAGGCAATAACCCGTGTTCCCGAGCTGTTCGAAAAGCCGAAGTCAACAATTTTTCACGGCATCAAAGTCGGCTTCCGTAAAAAAATCGGCAAGCTCGACTGGTCAGATGATGCAAAAACCGTTACGCTGATTCGCAAGCACTTCCCGGAGAAATCCGACACGCTGATTAAAGTTGTTGAAAAGCCAATTGACAAAGCGTTGAAACAGCTTGTAGGCAGTGAGCTTTTGAAAATCGGAGTTACACTCGGACAGGATGTTGACGTGGTGTACATCGAAGCGGTTGATTCCGATGTCGACAAATTAGTTACTGCATTGCTGAAAGACAGCGATAAATACGATTAAGCTATGCGGTATTTCTTAATCTCGTTTTACTATAAAGACAATTACGGGAACGATGGATTCTCTGAAGGTATTACTGTCAGTGAACAATTCCCTTCAAAAGAATCTATTGTAAGCATTGTTAAACTTAATGCTCCCAAAGTTATTTCTGTTAAAGTTATGAATATTTTCGAGTTCAAAAATCATCGAGATTATGCCAATTACATTTATTCTGATGAGGAGAATAAACAGGACGACCTGATAGAAAAGCTGAGTTCAATCGGGATACCAATTATAGAAGATTGAAAGTCCGGGGTGAAATAAAGCGGCTCGTCGATGACATCGAAGCTTGCAGGAAAGAACAGGGCAAAGATGTGCTGTGCGAAATCATAATCAACTCAGCAGCCGAAGGAAACGGCAAGCGAATCGTTGTTAAAATGAACACATCCGCATTGCTGAAAATTTTTGCATCAGCTTATAAACATGCTGACCGAAGAGAAACAAAAGAGAAAAGTTAGGACTGGCTACAACTCCGAGCAGAGCAGGAACGAATCTTTCGGGCTGTCGCTCGAATTCGCAAAGTCGCAGGATGAAAAAATTTATGCGTGCCTGCGTGAACACGGTGAGCTGACAGTCCCTGAAATCGAAGATAGAACAGGAATAAGATATACGTCGGTTCACCGCTCACTCAATACATTGATGAAAGAAAACTTGGTGCTCGACACAAACAGAACTCGCACAAATCCTTTAACCGGAATGCCGAATACACTCTGGAAGCATGTTGAAATTGATTTAAAATTATTTTGACCAAAGAAGAAACGGAAACTCAGACATTTTAAAAATTGCGTCAAAGCCGGTGTTATATGAACGATAGGAATTTGAGAAGTAAAAAAATACCAAAATCAATAGACAACAATTTTTTTATTTCTTCAAATTTATTGTTAAATGAAGTGCGGTCAAATAGCAGAAAACTTAATTAGTAATACTAAAAAATCATAAATATGAAATACTTAATCGGAATTGTTTGTGCAGTGTTAATATCATTGCTAATTCACCTACTAAATACCTATGTGCTAAAATTTCATATTTTTGATTTTTTGTGCGGATGGTTTTCGTGTATGGCGTATTACATATCACAACAGATTTATGAATGGAATAAAGATAATTAGATGCGGGAATGTAGCATTGCATTTAACGTTTTGCCGCTTTATGCAGTGCGATTATTAAGCAGGAACTTACCTATGAAAAACGAAAGAAAAAATTAAAATAAAATTTAGAGCGATGGCAAATATTTTACCAGTAATAACATTATACCAGCCGTGGGCAACATGGATAATGAGAGAATGGAAAACCATAGAAACAAGAACGCACAACCGTTTTGCATCTTTAATACATAGAACCGTTTTGATACACGCAGGGCAAAGAACAGATGATAGCGACCTGACTGTAAAAAATCCATACCTGACTAAAGAGCAAATATGTTTCAATCCAGATGAAGTAATTAACGGAGCAATATTAGGGAGCGTTTATATTGATGCTTGTGGTTGGCTTTGCGGAGATAATTACGAAAACAAAAGTGCGCTGATTGAAACAACAAACAGGTATGGATTATTTCTAAAAGATGCAAAACGGTTTGACGAACCATTATATGTGAAAGGTGAAATGGGGATATGGTATTACGATTTAGATGCAAAACAGAAAGTTAAAAAACCAATTACAAATGCGGGGCAGGAAATTTTATTTTAATTTTTTCTCTTCAATATCAGCACTGAACTTGCTACGAAGCACGGCTATTGCTGGTAACGGTTCGGGGGTAAACGCCCCGAAGGGTAGTTTTCATTTTATCAAATGAGACTATGACTTCGGAAAATGAAAATGGCGATTTACCGCCTGTTAGCGGTCTGGCTCAAATGGGCGGCTGTTTTTGAAACTTGAAACATAAACTAAAATATAAAACAATGAACACACGCATTTGATATTTTGATTAAACAATTATTGGTAATTAAAGATGCGAAGGATGAAGATTTTGAACAGTAACGGCTGTGGCTGTTGCCCATTTGAGCTTGCCGCTAAATAGGGGGTTAATGAAGTTGCCCTTTTACAAAACTTCAAATTAACGATAAACTCAAAAGGGCAATTTCATTTAACCCCTTGTTATATGAAGTGTTTTTTTGGGGAGGAAAAAAAGAAATTAAATTTTTCATTTTAAAATGCTTATGAAGGTATTAAATCTATACGCAGGAATTGGAGGCAACCGCAAACTTTGGGAAGATGTGGAAGTAACAGCCGTTGAGTTTAATGCTGACATAGCGAAAGTTTATCAGGACTTCTTTCCGAATGACAAAGTAATTGTTGGCGATGCACACCAATACTTACTTGACCATTATGAAGAATTTGATTTCATCTGGGCATCACCGCCTTGCCCTACGCATAGCAAAATCAATTACTCAAATGGTGGAAGATGGAAAGTAAAATATCCTGATATGAAATTGTATCAGGAAATAATTTTGCTGCAAGAATGGTTTAAGGGAAAATATGTAGTGGAGAATGTGATTAGTTATTATGAACCATTGGTAAAGCCACAAGAAAGCGGAAGGCATTATTTCTGGTCAAACTTTAATATCCCGAAAAAAGATTACGGAGTGCAGATAGGAACGCTGATGCACGGCACACGAAAGAGAATTATTCGTGAAGCTCAAATACCTGAGCACGGATTTGATTTGAGCAAAATAAATATCCCGAATAAAAGACAGGTATTGAGGAACTGCGTATTCCCTGAACTTGGATTGCTGATATTAGATTGTGCAAGAGGAATTATGAGAGCTGAAAAAACACCGCAAACCTCTTTATTTTAAAATGAAAAATTTAATTTCTTTTTTTAGAGCGTGGGCAAAAACATTTCATATAACGTGCCGAGCATTTGAGAAGTTTTATTAACCGAAAATATGGAACAAATGTATAGGATAGGCAAAAAACAAAAGAGGGCGATACTTACAGCAGACGGAAACGAAGTTGTAGTATTTCCAAAAGGAAAAGAAGCCCTCGCAGAAAAGGTGTGCAACTTATTGAACGCAGAATTGAAGGTTAATAAAATTTCTTCAAGTGCTGTGTTAACGGATAGTTTACCGCTTGACAATGACAAAACGTGGAACACACATGATGTAATTGCAAAGCTGTGTGAAGCGACAGACATTTTGTTGCACAAGAAAGATTATGATGGACACGGACACGAAGAAATATTAATATGTTTAGAAAGAGGACGGGAACTACTGCAACAAATCAAGCGGTAAATTTTCGTTAACGGGAAAGCTTGCCGATAGTAAGGCAAACAATCCGGCAGACAATAAAAGGTTTGCCTTATTTTGGCAAGCGAATGTTAAAAAATCGTTGCTCAAATGGGCGGCTGTAAAAAAAGTAAACTAAAAAACAAAATGGCAATACTGAACTACACTACACAAATTGATTTCGAGAAAACAATTTCCGAGATAACAAAGATTTTGGTTAGGCATGGAGCGACTAAAATCGTAACTGATTATGCAAATAATGTTCCAATAGGAGTAACATTCTGCTTAATACTAAACGGAAATCTTGTGGGATTTTCTTTGCCAGCAAAATATGATGGAGTGTTGAGAGCAATGAAGAAAGATGGTAAAGTGCCTTATAGATTACAGACCGAAGAACAAGCGTTGCGAGTATCATGGCGAATAATAAAAGATTGGGTAGAAGCACAGATGGCACTTGTGGAAGCACAATTAGCGGAAGTGGCAGAAGTATTTTTGCCATACGCAGTTACAAAACACGGACACACTTTGTATAAAGAAATTCAAAACAATGGAACATTATTACTCGGAGCGGGCTGATGGCTGTTGCCCATTTGAGCAATGTTTTTTAACGTCCCGCCATTTATGTCAGGCGGGATTAAGAATACGAAACTTCAATTAACAACTGAAATGAATAAAGAAAACGAAACACCAAAAGAACCGGAAACCCCGCTTGCATTAAATGGCGTTGTTACCAGCAGTGCGGACACCGATTGGAACGATAAAGATAATGATTGGGATGATGACGATGACGTTTGCGACATCGATGATGAAGAAGATGAATTTGAACGGGCAATGGATGAGTGCGGACAAATGCACGGTGGGGGGTGTATGCTTGCAGGGACAGAGTTCTGTGATTGGGAATGCCCGTTTAGCAGACAAATGTATATTAACGCAAGTCGCAAACGTGATGCAAAAGGTAGATTTAGCAAGTAGCATTGCTGGTAACGGTTACGCATATAAGCAGTAGCGGATTAAGAAACGAAAATTTAATATTAACCAATAAATAAAATAAAAATGAAAAATTTAAAATTTACCAAAAAGCCCGATATTGCTTTATATGCGATGTTATGCTTAGTGTTTTTGTGCGTTGGATGCACACCAGAAGGAAGCGAAAACGACACAACTTTATACACATATCTCGACACAATTAATTTCAAAAGTTAGAACTCCGATGAGTTTTATAAATGCAACTCCTTAAAACATACATCACCCACGAACAGCGGAAGAAGATTTTCGCTCTTGCCCGGCAAGTCGGAATAAATAATGAGCAGCTGCATCAGCATGTTAAAGAATGGACTGGAGAATCATCGCTCGGCTCATCGATGCCGGCTAAAGCTGCCCGCACAGTAATTGAATGTCTGCATAAGATTCTTGGAATCAAGCCGGTAAAACAGGATAAGTTTGCAGCGATGTCCGAAGCTCAGCGTAAGCACATCGATTTTTTATGCTCCAGACTTCACTGGAACGACAAGCGGCTCAACGGATTCATCCGGCATACGCTTCGGAGCAATGTCGAATTCAAAGATTTGAAAATCCGTGATGCATCGGTTGTCATCATCGGTTTAAAGAACTACTGCAGGCAGCAGAACCTTGTTGCCTGATTTACCTGACACAAAAAAACTATAACATTTAACCTCTAACCTCAATTATATTTGTCCTGATGGCAAACAAAGACAGAATCATTGCAGCAGCACGGAAACTCGGAATCGCAGACGAAACTGCAATAAAACATCTCGCTATTTATAACCGTTACATCGAGCTGCGGAAAATAAAAAAATATGAAGATGTTATTTATCAGCTCGGGGAAGAATTTTTTCTCTCGCCTCAGAGTATCCCGAGGATAATTCGAACACGTCAGGAAGCAAAGAAAAAACTGGAAGCAGCATGAATAAAGATTATTCGGACATGAAGCCCTACGTTAAACAGATGTATCTGAATAACATGACTGCTGCAAAGCTTTGTGAGCTGTTCGCAATTCCGTCCTCGACAATTTATTCATGGATTACACGTGACAAATGGGACGACGAAAAAAATGCTTTGCAATCGAAATCAGCACGCTCTCCGGAAATTCTGAGAGGAATGCTCGATGATATTCTTGTGAGTTTTCACGAAAGAAGAAATGAAATATCTGTAAAAGAAATCGTTGCAGGAGCTGATGCAATTGCTAAAATAACAAAATCATTGAAGTCGCTTTATAAAGACCAGGACTATCTGGAAATGTTTTTGAAATTGTTTTCTGAGTTTCTTGCCTACCTGAATCAGCAAAATTTGTCCGAAGATTTCAGGAATAAATTATCGGAGCTTTCAAAAGGATTCAGCTCGCATTTAGTTACAAAATATTCAGCTAAGAATTTTAAATGAGATTATATATTTATTCCTGGGGCAATAACGAAAAACGCTCTACTATGAAAGGTAGATTTTGCAAAGTATTAGCAAGAGGGAAAATGAACTCTTGCCTGATTGAGTTTGTTGACAACGGACAACGAGAAATAGTTTCAAGAAATTCACTGAGAAGATGCCTTCAATAACAGATAAAATATTTATTGAAAAATATGTCGAGCTGTGTGAAAGGATTCGTGCAAACGTCGATGTATTTTCCGACAACTCCGATGAAGCAAAGCTCGCAAGAACGTCGAGAGCGTTAACTGATAAGCTTTATTTCTTTGAAACATATTTCCCGCATTACTGTGAAGATGCTTTCGCTGAAATTCACAGAGAGATGTCAGAGACATGCGACATCACTATGGTTCCGTCTGTATTAGCCGGATTTCGGGAATCAGGGAAATCCTCAATCATGTCATTGATGGACCCGTGTCATAAGATTCTGTTCCGGCTCAGATGGTTTATCGAAATCATTTCTTCGAGCGAAGATAACGCAACTGAATACACGATGAACATCATGGCAGAGCTTGAATCGAATCCGAGACTACTGAATGACTTCGGTGATGTAAGAGGTCAGCGGTGGATGCTCAATGATTTCTACACAAAACAAGGACAGCGTGTTCTTGCTCTCGGACCACGGCAAAAGGTCAAAGGCAAGCGTGTAAAACAACGCAGACCTGACCATATCATCGTTGAAGATTTGGAAGATAGAAACTCATCCAAGAAGCCGAGAATCGTCCGCAGGATTCTCAAATGGCTTACGACCGATGTGCTTCGCTCCGTCAATTCAAAACAATGGTCGTTCGTTTTCATCGGCAATTATTTCTCAAAAAAATCAATCATCCACAAGCTGCTCACCGATGACCAGTATAAACACTGGAACCGGACTGTTATCTCGGCATTGTATATTGATAAAGGCGGTAAGATCCGTTCATCATGGGAAGCACGTCATCCTCTTGAAAAGCTGCTGAAAGATAAAGATACCGAGCCGGCGGAGTTCCGTGTCGAGATGGAAGAGAAGCCGGAAGATGAAGAGGGAACTTATTCGGAAACTGATTTTCATTATTATCAGGAAGAAGATATTATCGGCAGGGAATTAACGCTTGTAACTTATCTTGACCCTTCGATAGAAAAAGGTGAAGAGCATTGCTTCAAAGCAGTGATTGCAATTGCCGTTGACAAGAAACGTTTTGAACAGGACGGAACAATCGATGCGTATGTTCGTGAAGCGTGGATAAAAAGAACAAGTGCAAGCAAGATGATAAATGCACATTTAGATATTTCTAAACGGCACAACTCAATTATTGACAGTTATGAATCTAATGGTGGACAAGCATTTCTGTCTCAAATTTACACTAATGTTCAAAGAGGTTTTGGAAAAATTTTTAACTTAAAACCGCTGCGAAATTTTATCAACAAAGATGACCGTATAATTAGAAGACAAACTGTAATTCAAAACAGCAGCATAAAATTTCTGCGGAATCATTCTGACCAGAACCTGCTCATTGAACAGTTTCTCGATTTTCCCGATGGTGACAAAGACGGTCCCGATGCATTCGACGGAGCTTTACAAATCCTCGAAAAATATATTTTGAAAATAAAACGGAAGGTTAAGGCAAAAGTGTATGGGTAGAAATAAGCCAGTCATTTCTGTAAAGAAAACTAATAAGCTGTTCGCAAAAACTATTGCTATTGATTTTACGAAATCCGAAAAGAAGTTTACGACCACGCTGCCCGGCAACATCGTTCGTAAAGATTCGATGCAGATTCGGGATGACACTCGCGGACTGATAGTTGTCACACCGTATGTGAGCCGTGACGTTATGAGAGGATTCTATGAACAAAATCCCTATCATTTCAGGGCTGTAAAAATTCTGTCGAGATGTGTGACCGGAATCGGCTTCGATATTCTTCCTGATGATACAGAAAATGAAAAATATCAGGATGACGCTGAATATAAATTGCTGAAAGAGTTTTGCGATAATCCCACGCAAAAGCTCGATGAGTTCGGCGAGAGACAGACGTTTGAAGAAATAATAAATTGCTGGTCTGAAGACCACTACAACTTCGGGGAAGGTTATCTCGAAATTGCCCGGACTTTGAAAGGTGTTCTCGCTGAAATTTTTCACATGCGGACTTATAATGTTTATGTCCGTAAAACAAATAACAGGATTTCATTCGTTCAAAAAAAGGGAATTAAGCTTTCTGAGTTCAGACCGTTCGGTGCAAAATATATGACGGATAGAAATGAAGTGCTACGCATCATCAATTATAATCCGTTCAATGATTATTACGGCTATCCTTCCGGCTACTCTGCAACTGGTGACATGACTCTGGACAGGTTGGCGATTGAATCTAACATCAAAAGATTCAAAAACAATCTGATGATTCAGTTTATGATTATCTGTGAAGGAGCTGAGCTTGATGACACTGCTATGAAGCAGGTACAGGATTTTCTCATATCGAATTATAAAGGAGTTGAGAACGCGGGCAAAGTAATGTATCTCAGCACTGATGACCCGAACATTAAAATCAGAATTGAGAACCTCGATACTGCTGTCCGTGACGTCAGCTTTGCTAAGCTGTTTGAAATATGCAGAGACAGAACGATTGTCGTTCATGGACTCTTTGGAAGATTGATGAACGTTGTTGCTGCCGGCTCACTTGGTGGTGGGGGTGAAGCCGATGCACAATTCAGGATGTTGAATGAAACTATCATCATGCCGGAGAAAAAGAAGTTCCAGAATAAGCTGAACTTCCTTTTCCGCGAAGCTCTCGGAATTACAAAGTTTCATCTCGAATTCAAAGAGCTGAATCTCGAATTATTCAAATCGCTCGTCGAAGCTTTTGCGGCTGCAAAGAACGCAGACATTCTTAATCGGAATGAAGCACGAATCGGACTCGGTTATGAAGCAGAAGAGGAAACCGATATTGTAAATGAATTGTCTATTGTAAAATCAAAGCTCCGAGAAATTAGTAAAAGAATATCAACATGAGTTTAGCACATCACTTCAATATTCCTGTCGGCAGGTATGAGTTTCACAAAGTCAAGAAGGAACTTCGTGAATGTGAATTAATTCTCGATGACATTCTGATTGAAAAAGATAAACGTGCTTATGAGAAGCTGAGGAACCAGCTTCGGAATCTCGTTGCTTCAACCTTCAATGACAAGAGGCGTGATGCATTAAACGAAGCGATTGAATATCTTGTAAACCTCGACGCTGATACTTTCACAAAGAAACATATTGCAAAAGTTGAAAGCATAATTGAATCTCATCTCGGTGAAGATTTGGCAAAAGTAACTGAGGAAACTTCTAAAGAGCTTACCGAAAAAATCGTCAAGCTCTCCATCAAAGAAGTTGGACAGATGGTTGATTTGAAGCTTGTGTTTGACGTGAAAGATAAGGAAGCAGCGGGCATTCTTAATCAGCAGCTTATTTTTTCTGTCGGTGATTATCACACAACCACACTCCAGCCGGAAGTGAATAAAACCCTGACTGAATATTTCACATCAAATAAAACAATTGATGAAGTTGCAAAAGATTTCGAGAAGCAATTCCAAAACATAACCGATAAAGATGAATCATACTTTGAAGGATTGGCTGAACACCATGCGAACCGCACTCGTGAACTCGGACACGTAAACGGTTATGAACAGGCAGGGATTGAAGCTCTTGAAATTGTGGCAGTCCTCGATGACAGAACCTCTGAAATTTGTGAGTACATGAACGGTCAAATAATTCCGATTGCAAATGCAATTGAGCTTCGTGATAAGATTCTGGCTGCTGAAACTCCTGATGAAATTAAAGATGCTGCACCCTGGCTTTCAGTCGATGATATAAAAGATTCTGACCTTCCTGTTGGAATGTCGCTTCCGCCGTATCATTTCAGATGCAGAACCACAACTAAAGCATACTTCAAATGA